GCACGTGTCGCTGCGAAGCGGATCGGCGAAGAGGCCCGTCGCCGGGCACCGCGTCATCGTCCTGGTCCGAGCCATCCCGACAAAGGCCACGCTTACAGGACCATCAAATGGGTGCTGGTGGACAAGTGGCCCGACCGGGCGACGTTCGNCATTGGCCCAACTGACTGGGGTTTCTATCTCGCTTTTCACGAGACAGGTACGTCGAAGATGCCAGCCCGCCCTTGGCTTCGTCCGGCGCTGGACGCTGTAGGTCAGAGAGCGGTGCAAGAGGCTGGCGACGTGTTCCGAGAGGCCGTGCTGCAGGCGGCCCAAAAGGCTAAGGGGAGGAACTAACTATGACGACTGGAACTACTGTGTTCCTGTTGTGGATTGAGGACCGGTTGCTGGGTATCTATGCCACCGTCGACGACGCAAAGAGGGCAGCGGAGCAGGAGATTCCGGTTGGTTCGCTTCGCTGGCTCGAACTACAGGACGTGAAACCTGGTCAGCGCAGGATGTGGTTTGCTGATCATCCGGCGCCGATTAATTACCGAATCACCGAGGGCTTCGTTGGCGAACGGTGGTGATGCCATGGCGTTAGAGGTCGAAATTCTGGTCCGCCAGCGACTGCTGGCGTCGCCGGAGGTGTCCACCCTGGTCGGCACCCGGGTTTTTCCGGTCGGAGGTCGGCCCGATGAGGGTCCGGAGGCGGCGCTGCCGGCCATCACGTACCAGCGGGTGAGCAATCGGCGNCTGACGTCGCACGAGGGCAGCCTGGGGGCGTCACAACCGCTTGTCCAGCTCTCCTGCTGGGCCAAAACCTGGAGCGAAGTGCGGGCGTTGGCAGCGGCTGTTCGGCGTGCTTTGGACGGATGGGTCGATTATTCTACCGATCCACCGATCCATGGCGTGACCATCGAGGGCGACCTGGACGAGTACGACGCGGGCGCCAAGGTCTACCACGTGCCGCTGAGTGTGCGGGTACGTGCTGGGGAGTGATGCCGTGAGGATTGAGTTTGAGACAGCGAGAGGCAGGGTAATCCCAGGCACGGGTGGCCAAGTGGCCACCTTTTTCGTCGCCTTGGAGATTTGGTCTGAGCAGCTTACAGGTCCGGAGCGGGCAGAGCTGACACATCGGCTCTCGACTCGCATCATGGAAGCCATCGCCGAGGAGTACGGCGGTGAGGAAATCGAAATCAGGAGGTCGAGAGAGCATGCCTAAGCACGCGGGTTTTGGTGCACAAATCTATTTGGTGGAGGGTGGTGCGAAGACGCTCATTCCCGGCCTTCGGGGCGACCCCGTTCTGGCCGAGGAGCAAGCGGAGCAGATTGAGGTGACCGCTCACGATTCGCCCGGCGGGCGCCGGGAGTACATTGGCGGGCTCATTGATACGGTGGAGCGTACGCTGGAGTTTTACTACGACCCGTCGGAGACCACGCACCAGAAGCTTCGTCAATCGGTGCGGCAAACGCTCACCTTTGAGGTCGACCATCCGGCATTCGCCCAACCTGAGCAGTTTGACGCCGTGGTCATGAACGCGCGGATNACGGCNGAGNTGGAAGGCGGCTTGGTTCTGTCGGTGACACTCAAGCCCACGGGCGAGCAGACGCCGGCGACGCCGTAACGGGGCGACACGGGGCGGCCATTGTGCCGCCCCAACACATTTCTGACGGAGGGNTATCATGGCGAACAAGCATCGGGGCTACGTGCCTATCGAAATTGGCGGCGAGACGTATCAGCTGCGCTACGACTTCAACGCATTGGCGCAGCTGGACCAGCGGCTCGGTCAGAGTTTCTTCAAGGTATTGAGCGAGGGCAATATCGGCTTCCACGTTATCCGCGAAGCCCTGATCGCCGGGCTTTCCAACCCCGCCAACGGGCGCGGGGTGGCGACCAAGGCGTTGCAGCACCTGGAGGTCGCCAAGGTCGACTACTACATTGACAAGATTTTCGAGGGCCTTGAGGCGGCGGGGCTTATCAAGCCCAACGACCCCGAAAGCGGAGACGAGGCGGGAGAGGATGACGAGGGGGAAGCGTAGAGCCCCCAGAGGGGCAGAGCGTCCCTTACGACGAGTACCAGCGGCTGTGCTGGGAGTATGATATCCCGCTTGATACCTTTTGGGGTATGACCCGGCGGGAGTTTGTACTAGCGCTGGAAGGGCGGGCCAAGAAGCAGGAGCGGGAGCTTGAAAGGCTGGCAATCCACGCGGCGTGGATCATCAACAATCGAACGCCAGCATTGGGTGAGAAGCGCCGGAAGCCGATTACTCCGGCGCAATTGCTTGGGAGAAAACAGGATGAGACGACATCACTCGAAACGAGTGCGAGNCGNTGGCGGGATTTTCTCGCCGCATTTAAGCAGCCAGGGGCGAAGGGCGCATGACCTTTCGCCCCTCATGTTTGAAAGGAGGCCGTACGGGTGGCAACACGCATTGCAGGATTGCAAATCGATCTAAGCGCAAGGACTGCGCGTTTTTCCGAGGGCCTCCAGCGAGCGCAAAAGCGGATGCAAGATTTTCAGAAGCGGGCCGTGTCGCTCAATGAGACGTTTCAGCGCATGACTGCTGTAGCTCAGAAAGCGGCTGTAGCGTATGGCGCGCTTTCNGGNGCGATCACGCTTGCTANCCGNCNTGCTGCGCAGTATGCCGCCCAAGTTAAAGACGTCTCTGAGCAAACGGGTTTTGCTATAGAGACGATGCAGCAGCTCAGGTTTGCGGTCGAGCAGTCGGCGGGCGATTTCCAATCACTCATCAGTGCACTGCGGGCGTTTAACCGCCGCACTGCGGAGGCGGCTCGTGGCAACCAGAGCTTTCTCAGTGGTTTTGAGCGGCTCGGCTTCACGCAGGAGCAGGTGCGAGCTGGGCTCCAGGATATGGAAGGCTTCCTGCTCCAAGTCGCGGACCGCGTTGCCGAGCTCGGGACGACCGCTGAGCAGTCGGCCATCCTNATGACGGTGATGGGCGATGCCGGGCGCCGGNTGGTGCCGTTCATGGCNCAAGGNGCGGNNGGNATTCGCGANTTGATGGAGCGGGCCCGTGAGCTTGGTCTTGTCATGGANGANACTCAGATNAGGCGCCTGGCCGCTTTTAATGATCGTGTGGACATCCTCGGCCGGCGCTTCGCGGCCACGGGCAGAGAGATTGGGTACATGTTCCTCCCTGCCGTGGAGGCGGTAATCGGACTTATTGAGGATGCGACATCCGTTATACAAAATATGGACCCAACTTTGCGCTCCCACGTTGTGCGCTGGACGGTCGTTGTCGGAGCTGTGCTTGGCGCTATTGGTGTCTTCGGTACGCTTGGCCGCGCCTTGTCGGCGGCCGCTAGTGGGCTCGCAACGTTCGGGCAAATCGTTCTCTTTGCTTTCTCCCCGCTTTTCTTGAAACTGGCTCTCGCCGGGGCGGCTATTTACGCTTTTTGGCGGGCGTGGGAGCGGGATTGGGGCGGCATCCGCAGTGCCGCCGAAGCGGCGTGGGAGAAGATTGAGCCCATCATCCAAGCGGTTGGCGCTGGGTTGCAGTCGGCTTGGCGTTGGGTTCTTGACGTCGCGCCGGATCTTTGGGATTGGGTTAAGAACACCGTTCAAAACATCGGGGCGGCGGTTGAAACGGCTTGGAATTGGACTGTAAACGTTGCGGGCCAGTTTTTCGGTTGGCTCAAAGATACGGCTTGGCCCAAGATGGTCGATTTCGTATCCACGACGTGGGTATGGTGGATTGATTTCATTAGAGGCGGTTTTATCCAATGGCTACGCGACACAGCATGGCCGTGGATCAACGCTGTTGCCGAGACGGTTTGGAATTGGGTTGTCGGCAAGGTCGACGCCTTTTTGACGTGGGTCAGAGATGTTGCCGCTCCGTGGATCGAAGGCGCTGTATCTACTGCCTGGACGTGGACCGTCGGAGTAGTCGACGGTTTTCTGGCCTGGATTAAGGATGTGGCGGCTCCGTGGATTAACGGCCAGGTGAGGACGGTATGGGACTGGATTCTGAAAGTTCCTGAGTGGTGGGAGACCTTCATCAATTGGCTCCGCGGTGGTGAGCCACAGGCTTCGATGCCTGCTGGAGGGGCGCCGCAAATGAGGGCCCAAGTCGACGCGGCCACTTTGGAGCTGATGGCGCGTCTTGTGCAGGCTGAGGCGGGCATTGAAGATTTTGAAGGTAAAGTGGCTGTTGCGGCGGTCGTCCTGAACCGACTTGCAGCCCAGGAGTTTCCTGACAGTATCCGGGAAATTATCTATCAAACGAACCAGTTTGAAAGCGTGCTCAACGGGACAATCGACACGGTACGGGCCACGCAAGAAGCGTTTGAGGCTGTTCATGCGGCGCTTCGGGGGCTCGATCCTACCGGAGGGGCGACCTTCTTCTGGAATCCNGACATCGCGACGTCTGGCTGGTTCAAACAGGCTGTGGCGAGCGGGAAACTCGTGCTGACCACGCGCATAGGCCGGCATGAGTTTTTCCGTCCGGCGGGGTATGAGGA